GACGCTGGTGCCTGCCCCGTAACGCTGCTGCCAGCATTAGCTGCGCGAGCCGCCCGTTCCCGCTGTTCCGCAAGGTTCTGTGCTTCCTGCGCAGCGAGCATTTTTGCACGTACTTGGGGGTGAGCCCAACACGCGCGCTCGTACGCCTCGCTCAGAATTTCCTTGTGTGACGCAGACGGGTTTTCGGCTTTCACTTGAGAAATGAACGGCACGATACCGTTACCTAGTTCCGCGAAATGCGGGCGCAAGGGCTGTCCGCCCTCACCCGTTTCCGTCGCGAACTGTGCGGTGAAATCTACAAGCGATTGATGCTGCGCTGCCTGCTGGCCCTGCGTCATTGAGGTAAGGGTACCGGTGAGTTCCGCAACCTGTTGGCGTAGTTCCTGTACGGCAGGATCAATGTATTCGTCATCGCCGCCACCGCCCACCGACAACGCGGCAAGGTCGATACCGTGCTGTCCGGCAAACCACCCGATGAAGTCAACGGGTGACTTACCGGCAAAGTCCGATAGAGCAAGTAACTGGTTCACGGCTTGCGCTTCGGACATGCCCTGCATGGCCCATGCCTGACGCCTCGCGCCGATCACCTGTTCAAGCTGTTCGTACCCACGGTAACGTGCGGCTTGTTCTTCGACAGTCGCCATAGTACGCGCAACGTTCTGTTGCGTTTCCGCCGGTAGGGCTGCGAATACGGCGGGATCAATGCCCTGCGGAGCCTGAATGGCTGCGGGCTGTTGTCCCGTTTGTTGGGTCTGTGCGGCGGCGTCCGCCGCAATTTGGTCCGCGCTCTTGAATGTACCATCAGGGTTGCGCGGGCGAGTGTCTGCTGCTGGCGCATCCGTTTCAGCCGGGGCCTCGCCCTTGAACGCCTGTGAAAGCTGGTCGCGGAGGCTAGCACCCTTCTGCGGCTTCTCCTGCGCATCCGTGCGCGTAGGCTGTGCGTTGACGTGTACGGTATCGGTACCGTGCGCCGGAATAGTACCTGCGGGGGCCGGGGCAGCGGGCGTAATGCCGCTGTCTAGGTCGCCATTGTTGATATCACTTACAAGGTCGATCCCGGCTTCGTCGGCCATTTTATTTGCTCCTAGCAGTTTCCAACGCCCGTTTAATGTCGTGACCGGCGCGGGGCATCGGAGCCGCTTCGGTACGCGCAGGGAACTTGTCGTCCCCAATTTGGATTACGTTGTGCCGTTTCTCGTGGTCCCGTACGCCCGCCCGACTGTGAATTACCGTACCGTCGATAGGGGATACGAACGACTTAATACCCGGCATAATCATCGGGCAACTGCCGCGAGCGAAATACTCGTCGGTGCCGCCGTATTCTGGAAGTACATGATTGCGCCCGTCCGTACCCTTGTACGTGTACAGTGCCGGGATCGACTTGGAGTGACCTTGCACGGAAACATAGGTCTTACGACCTTCGTACCCCGCTGGAAACTCGTACAAATCAAACCCCGGCACTGTAACCCCCTGCGCCCCCGCTCCCCTTGCGGTGCTTCTAGCGAAGCCAAAGGGCTTCAAAATCGTCAAGCCCCCGGCGAACTTTCCTGTGGATTTTCTTGGTCCGCCTCAAACTGGCGATCCTGCCTAGCGCCGTCCTCTGCCCGTGCCGCGTCATCACGCGCTCCGCTGGCCTCAAACTCGTACGCGGCCTGTCCGGCCCCCGCACGGTCCATTTCCTGCCGGTGTTGCTGGTCATCGGCCCGTAGCGCTTGGTCATTGGCGGCGAGCGCGCGATCCTGCTGGCGGTCTAGCGCGTCCTGCTGCCCCTGCTGCTGCTTAAGCGCAAGTTCAGCTTGTTTGATAGCCAGTTCTGTTTGCTTGATCTGCAATTCGATTTCCGCCTTACGCGCCTCAGCCTGCAATTTTTGCAGTTCGAGCGCACGGTCGGCGGCGCTCTCCTGCGCTTTATGAGCGAGTTCGGCTTGTTGACGCTGCGCGGCACCTTGTTCTTTAACTTGTGCCACCTGTAACGCAGCCTGCGCCTTGGCTGCGCCTTCATCCGGTTTCTGCCCCATTGTACCGCCCATGGCAGTAAGCGCATCTTGGAACTTCTCGAACTCTTCTTCTATGGGGCGGGCCGCACGGAAAGACCGTACAGAGAACATCATAATACCGGCCAGCAGCGGCCCCATCTGCGGGAATTGCTGTACAGTTGGCGCGGCCTGCTGCAAAAACGCGCCGATCTGCCCTAGAAACTCCAAACGTGCCTTACGTTCGTTGTCTTCGTCGGGCAGAATAGTACTGTCCGTTTCAATGCCAATGTTTGCGCAGCGCTCCCGCTCCTTGCGCAAAAGGCCCACTGCGGCCTTAAGTCGCTCCACAGCGACTTGTGCCGGGTCCGGTTGCGGCGGCGGGGCAGCCTGCCCCGGCTGCATTGCTGGCGGCGGGGGTGACGGAGGTACCTCGAAACCGCTGTACAACGCAAACGTTTCATCTGTAAAGTGTTCAGCCGCAATCTCCGCGATGATCTGAATAAGGTCGCGGCAGAAGCGCTGTACTTCCTTCTGCATGATGCGCAAACGGCCAGTAGCCCAATCTTGTTTGATCTGTTGCGCGCCCAGCGTTTCCGACGCCTTAGACAACCCGCGTACAATATCGCTAAAGCCGGTAATCTCGTAGATTTCGGCCTTAGCTGCATCGCGAGCCTTGTACAGTTCCATGAGTACCTTGACAATAATGTCTATTGGCACCCATTGGATTGCACCGTTCACACCGGATTGACCGATGAACTGATGCCAGTTCTCGACCGGTATCATCTTGTTGCCGCCAGTTGGCGACAGTAGCGCTTGCAGCGCATTCACGCTGCCGTCGAACACTCCACGAACGTTTAGCGCGTTCGTAAGATGACGAATACGTGCCGTGATATTGTCAAGTTCTTCCGCCTGCGATTGATATTGCGAATAGAAGGGGCGCGGCACGAACGTACGCGTATTCGAGATAGCGCGCAGCGGCTTTGGAAACGGCCAGAACTTTTTGAGCCTCAACGGGTCCGTTTTTTCGTCAAGTACATCATCGTACCCGTCACTAATCCAAATTACAGAACGTGTTTCCTTGTCCCAAATTTCCCAAATGGTAGCTTGTTTGTCCTCCACGACCGGCGAGCGGTCACCGCCCTTGTTCACGGCGTTGTCAACATAGTTCAGGCGATTTGCTATTGCTTCGCCAAATCGTATCTTGACACGTCTTTTATTCATGAACACGCGTTTTGCCGCCCACGGCAATTCTTTCCATACACGGCATGGCCCGAACAGCGCGTCCTTCCACGAAATGTAATCAATATCGACGTTTTCTGCGTCGAGAACTTTTACCGGATTACCTTCGTTGTCGTTGGCAACTTTGCCGCCGCTGTCAGTGGCGTCTTTGAACGTAGGCTCGTAACGTACCCATGCAAAACCTAGGCCGGGAAGCAAGTAATCCTCGACTACGTTTTCCATTACCTCGTCAAAGGCGATTTCGCCAACGGCGTACGAACAAGTACTTTCGAGAAGCTGCACCGCCTGCGCGACAATGGGGTTACGCCGATCACGATGTTTTTTCGTAATTTGCACTTTCGGTGTTTGGGCGTACAAAGACGGACGCATCGTTTCCGTGGACGAATACAGCATATTGTACCGATCTTGCAGGGACGCCTGCTGTGCGTTTGCTTTTTCAATACGGTACCTATCAATTACCCGGTCGCCGCCCGTATGGAAATCCTGATAGAGCCGTTGCGCTTTGGCAATCTGTTCGCGCCAGTACGCGGCTTTCGTAACGGTCGAGCCTGCGGTGGTGCCTTCCGCCTGCTTGGCGGTCGCCTTACGTGCCATGGTGTCCCCTACCCCCTAGATTTGCTGGTACACGGTGTCGAGCATATCCTGCTCTGCCCAAATGTCATTCATCGTCATATTCTGCAAGGTCTTTGGCGGCGCTTCGTCGTTGGCCGGTTTCTTCCGCCTCCAAGGGCGCGACATGAGGCCGTAGCGCAGCGCGTCCGGGGCGTGGTCCTCGCCGTCCGTGTCGGCGTCCTCCGGGTTGTTAATGTCATGCTGCATCGCTGGAAGCGTACGGATCAGGTGTACGCAGGTCTTAAACACATACCACATGGGCGTACCGACGCCGTTGTCCACTTCCGGGTCGCCGTCCTCGCCGCACAAACGTTCGCGTACTTGGTTCCATCCGTTGATGCGCTGGTTATCGGCCTTGCGAAAGTACGCGCCGTGAACGGCCATGCTCTCTGCCACTGACGGGCCTCCATCTTGCTTGTACGCAGCCGGATCAATCACGCCGTACGTCACCTTAACCGGACCGGTCGGTACGTTTTCGTTAGCGGCAGTTTCCATCTTAACAATGTTCTGCGCAACACGTGAAGCAGGCCACCTAAGGCCCTGATTGGCGTGGCCGTTCCACCCGTAAAACTCGCGGTACGTAATTACCGCACCTGATGGTATGTACGGTCCATTTGGTACCTGATAGCCGTCGCTAACCGCGTGCCATAGGAACGCGAACGGCGAGGCAGTTCCCCAATCGCCGCTCTTGAACCGCAACCAATGGCTAGGTATCTCGAACGGTTCCAACACATGTTTGGCGGTACTAAACTCAGGAAAATAAGCGCCGGTAATGACGTTCCAGTCACCTTCAAGCCACGCGCGAACAAGTTCGGGTGAACCGATTTCGCGCAGGCGAGCAATGTACCCCGGATCATTGTCGAGCAGCTTTTTATTGTCGTACACTCGCGACGGAATGAACATTTTAGTTGTTACAAAACCGTCCTCGTCGGTGTTCGTAATAAGTTCCATGCCCTTCGGGGCCGGGTCCACAAAGTACTCCTTGACTTCATGGTGCCCCACGCCACCGGGGTTAGCGCTACAGCGGATACGCTTGTTAGGTACATTACCCGCAGAACGTAAACACGCCTTGAGTTTCTTGTACGACTTGAGGTTCGGCCAGTTTGTAAGTTCATCCCATCCGATCCACGTGTACTGGTGGCCCTGATATTTGTTGCAGTCCTCTTCTGTCTCAACGTGCCGCATCTTTAGCGTGGCACCGGATGGGAAGATGAATGTGCTTTTACTGGCCTTCCACACCGCTCCAAGAGGGACATAAATCTCCTGCGCACGTGTAATTAGTTCTTCTAGTTCCGGGTGGGAACGGCGGAAAATGATCCCGCGCCACTTAGCGCCTTGCCACACGTCTTGTAAGAAGTCGCCAAGCAGGAAATCTGACTTACCGCCGCCGCGTGCGCCACCGTACATGATTTCCGTTACGAAATGCGCGGCGATAGCGAGACTTTGAGGCCCCGGTTGCGGTTCCCACGGCTGAAAGCCGGTTGTGTCGTGGTTTGCCGGTACACTCATTTACAAGCCGCGCATGATCCTATCAAGCGGCATCGGTTCACGCTCGCCGCAGTTCATGCAAACGTACTCGCAAGCGTCCTCGTCCTCGTCGAAATCATGGTCGCATGTCTCATACGGCTTTCTAGGGCCGTTCGCGTCAGCGCACCGGCACGGCTCGCGACCGCAAGCGTTGCACCGCCTCACTGGCAACACTCGTAGCCGGTTTCATCGTACATAGGCACACATATACGATCCGATGCGGCCTGTATTTCAGGCCGGAACAGTACGCAAAGCGTCCAAACATTTGCGCATAGCAACACTAGTACGATCCCAGCCCAAATATGTCCCCGCATTTGTCCCCCTAACGTATGCGGCAATACTCGTACCGCCAATCGGCGGCGGGTACGTTCCGCGAGCGTAGCCTAGATCGCGCCAATGTAATAATTTCATCTGCGCGTTTGTCGCTGGGATAGTGTAGCCATGCAATTTGCGTGAACTCACGCCCACTGAACACACGTTCGGCTTCCATCCAGCACGTAACGACGCGGAAAATAAGCGTAGAACCGTTTGGCAGATGCAGTGTTTGCCCCGCTGGGCTGTACCGCCCGCCAAGTGTCTCGCGCGCATCGTCAGCGGCAATATGCAGTTCGTCACGATTACTGCAAACGATTATAGCACGCCAATCCGGCCCGTACCGGTTCGCCTGCGCCTTGAAAATGTTCAGTTGGTTTCCGTAACTCACTGTACCATACTCAGCCCGAAGTTGAACCCTACTAATGCGGCGAAGAAAGCCGCAAAGCCAGTCACCCAAATAGTAGTACCTACCCCATACCAGTACCCGGCGTGTTTCATTGCTCTTGCGCGTTCGTCACCGCGAGCCAGAGCATCGCCAAGTATGCGCTTGTGTTCGCTGCGCAACATGAGTGAGTTGTCCATACTACACACCCGCCTTGGTGAGAAAGTCGTCAATCTTACGCAGCATGTCGTTGCCTATACTTGCACCATTGCGCATACGACGAATTACTTGTGCGTCCCCGCACGATGCGAGGCCGAACGCGGTTTCCCCTGTCTGTTTGCGACCGCCGCTGTTGTGTTCAAGATACTTGGCGATCCGCCGCAGGAGCCGGGTTGTGTTCACAGCCCTAACCCCTCGAACGGGGACGACGCGGGCGGTCGGCACACTATGTTCGCAAGGCTCTCTAGGGACTGTTCGCGCGGTTCTGGCGTCACGTCTATGGTGACAGGCGGCGCTGGAAGGGCCTTGCCCCGGCCTTCTGCTGCGTCGAGCGCGTCACGGCGCTCAAGCGTAGCGTCTTTCATGCGCAGCCAGTCCTCGTAGTTCTCTGCGCGCGGCATGATATTTATTTGCGTTGGGCCGTTGAAGGTATTGCCCCGGCTCTCAGCGGCGTCCGCACCGTAAATATCGGGCAAGCGGCCTTTCAGCAGAGTTGTCAGCAGCCCGTCGCTGTACTGAATTTCGGTGTCAACACGCTCGCCTTTGAAGTACACACCCTTTTCAACGCCGTGTACGGCACGTTTAATGGCAACAGATTGCAACGCCAGCGCACCCACACGCTCTGCCTCGTTCAATACGTCAGCAACTTCCTTGTCGTCCTTTTTCCACTGGTTTACAAAGACCAGTGATACCGCGCAGCGCCTACATGCGTCGAACAGATCGCCGCAGTTCACCTGCAACGCCTGTACTAGTGCGTCCAAGGTGGCTTGGGTGCGTGCCATTACGCAGCTACCGCATCCTTCGCGTCGCTGTTACAATGGAACAACGCGTGAAGATTGGTTTCGTTGCCGACCAGCGGAGCACTTGGCGCAGTGTATGTAGCACCGGAGTACAATTCGCCATAGAACACCGCCCATTCGTCCACCGCGCCGCCCGACATGGCAAAACTGCCACCATGATTACGGAGCGCCCACGACACGGCAAACGGACTTACTGTAACAGGCGTGGTATCGTTATAGTCGCGGAACCCGCTACCGGCATCGGTAATGTTTGTCAGGTAGATTTTGGTACCGGATGGACCGCGTTGGAAAGCTACATCATAGCGTTTCCCTGCGGTTAGAACAGTAGCGCCAGTACCAGCACCGGTTGAAATCTGGCCGCTGCTGTTAACGGCAATGAAATTACTGCCGTTGATATTGCCGAACAGCACTTGCACGCTACCGGTAATCACAGGACACGTGAACCGACCGCGAATTGTGAACGGGGCGAAGCCGGGTGCGTTACCGCCCATGATCGCAGTACCGCCCGTCATTTCGTTACCGAAACCAGCCGCACCGGCTGCGTACGTTGTACTGGTTTCCGTCATGTTGAACGGGCTAGTGGCCGCGACAAAGCCGCTTGGTGGTGCGTTAGTCGCGCCTCCGGGGTTCGGGGCAGCAATCGTGATCGGTACCGGGTTCGCTTGAACGATACGCCCGGTCGTAATACCATCGCCGTCAAGCCGGTCGTCGTAAATGTTGTCCGTTGTACCGTTAGCTGGGCCTGCTGGGTAGTACAAGTACATATCCAGCACGTGCGCGTCGCCGGGATCATTCGCCAACGTAATGGTTAGCGTCGTTTTGTTGGTGACTACAACATTGGATACCGGGAACCGGTTGTTGTTCGGCGCGGCCATTGTGTTGACACGCCCGGTTGCGAATACAAATATGCGGTTAGCTGGCGTACCGACCAAGGATAGCGTCGTCTGTCCAACGTCCGACAGCGTAAGCGTAATGGTCGTGCCGACACGGGTTGCGGATACCGGTTGCGGCCCTATGCCGCCCGTTTGACTGTACCCCGCGCGAGTTGCGCGGTACATGTGGCGGGCCATAGTGACCGCGCCAGCTTGGCTTTCGTGGATAGTGTCTACCTGCGCAAAGTCGTACATGTGTACGTAGGTCGCAGAATTGGCCGCGCACCAATCCGCCGCGCCTTTGCGGATATGGTTGTACTCCCACGGCGTGCCCCATGACGCGGAGCCAATGGCCGGGATCGTCCAAACGAATTTTTTGTAGCCGGAGAAGGTGTTGGCGGCTGTAATTTGTGAAAACAGCGTTGTAAGGCAATCGGAGTACACTTGGCCCGGCAGCCCATATGCACTGTCACTGTGGCCTTGGCCCCAAAAGAACGCCTCGAACGCACCGCCTGCTCGCGCCAGTACTGCCGATAGCTGCGTCCAATTCGATTGCCCCGTAAAGAACGTCGCGATACTGACGCCGCCTTGCGAGTGACCGGTTGCACCGCAGTTGATGCCTAGCATAGTAATCATGCGGTTCAAGAACTCGCCAACGCCCACGCTGTTCGGGCCTAGACCGTCGCCCACGTCGCCGGGGGTCTGCCACGGCATAGTAGCGACAGTCGGCATGTACGCGTTGGACTCGTTGTAAGTTGCAAGTACCGACGAGTTCGCGTTAGGCGTAATGCCGAGCGACGCATACGTGGCAACCTGCCCGTCTTGCCGCCCGAACAAGCGGGCCGTAAGCGACTGTCCGGCGAACCCGAACAGCGCGCCCATTCCGGTTTGTGTGGTACCGTTCGTCCACGTTACGCCGTCGCCGGATAGGTCAACGTAGAACCACCCAAGCCGCGCATCAACGCCGGTAACGTTCAGTACTTGCGATGCACCGACGCCCACGTTGGCGTTAACAAGCCACGGAGCCTGCAAAATAGTCAGGCCGTCAGCAAAGCTACGGATACGCGCGTACACGGCACCAGCGACTGTTACGCTAATCGTGACAGGGATCGTGCCGTATCCCTTACTCTGCCCGCCGCCCGTCTGTATAATGCGCTGGTAGATGCGTTTCGCATCCGGCAACTGCGTCATGGTGAACGTTGCCGATGGAATGGCGGCTGCGGCCCTGCTTGCGGCGCGGCGTATGAGCATGTATGTTACTTGCCGATAGCAAACGTACCGACGCAACCGCCGGTAAGTACAGCATACGCGCCAACACCGCACGAAAACGGCATACAGACGAACTGGCCTGCTGTAACGGCAATGGCGCTGACAATATCGCTGCCAGTACCGTCAACGCCCTCTTTGACGCCGACGTTTCCCGCAGTCGTGCAGAGAAAGCCTGAAATCTGCCCGGTTGTCTGAAACAGCACACCGCTCGCGGCCATGCGCTTGTAATCGAAAACCTCTTGTACGATCATGCCCCAACTCCCCCAATTAGGGCGAGCGTGGCCGGTTCCGTTGAAAATTGTCAAGCCGGGAGAGCCGACTTATCCACAGGCGGCTGCTAGTCCTGCCAGCGCCTCAGGATCGAGTGCGGCACGAAGGTACCGCAGCGGGTACAGCGAGGCGTCCCGCTGTCCCAGCCCCGCACAACCGCCCACGGCAGCGGTTCCCGGCAACCCACGCACCGGACAGGCTCCACTTCGGTAACGCCGATAAAGTCAGGGTCATGGCCCGCCGCCTGCAACTGCGCTCTATGGTACCGCAGTTCATCCCTATACGGAAAGTACGTCCCCAGCATGTACCACCCCCGCACGCGAGGATCACGTACGGGACAGGCGACTGTCAACCGGGCGTGTCAGGAACTTGTGGATAAGATGAAGGGGCCTAAGCGCTGGCGAACCTAGGCCCCTTCGGGAGAGGCGGCGCGTTCGTCGTGTTCAAGGAGGCCCCGCGCCGGTATCTAGTGGATACAGAGGGGATCGGCGGCTGTCAAGAGGGGACCGGGCGGCATAGGAGGGGGTAGGTTGCCGCCCGGTCGGGGGTGCACCACGGCTCGCGTAATTGCCGTGGTACGGGGGAGGGTTACTCGGCTATGGTAAGTGTCTTGCGCTGTTGTTCCGGCATCATCGCCGCTTCTATCAACTGTTCGCGCAGTGTCGGCTTCTCGACCGGTTCAGGCTCGCCACGTAGCCGCGCTTCTAGTACATTGCACCGGTGCGTCAGCGCCACAATCATTTCAGCCCGCTGCCGTAGTTCACGGTGTACTTGGCTACCTATGGCATCCAGCGCCCGTGCTTCCGGCGTCAACAATGTACCGTCCTCGTTACTGCGCACGATCAACGCACTGTGTACCAGTCCTTCGATTGTTTCGTTGATTGCTTGCAGCGGCGCTTTGTAGTCCACACCTTCACGCACGGCATGTATGCGTTCGCTATGTTTCATGTGTGTGTGCCCTTTGCCCTCCCTTGGCCTTGTACGGGGGCTACCTTAACTTTCGATAATGCCCCGGCCCCCGTGGAGCGCTCCGAGAAGGAAGGGCCTAGACCCGGAGCGCTCCGATCTGGAGGCTTCTATACCCGATTCGTCTGGAAGGCAACACAATAGGTTTTATGCCCGTTGTTATGCTTTCGGCTGTGGATAAGTACTCGCTAGGTCGTGCGTGTTTATTACAGGCTTTTTTGTACTATATTTTTCTGAAAAATTTCTGGCGGAGTGGGCCTGTTTTGTACAAGATGTAATGAACATTTTTGTACTGTATTGAGCGCGTTGGCATACAGTAATAAACCTACCCCGCCTGCCGATGAACCCGGTGGGGGTGCGATCAAAAGTAGAACCTAACAAGTACATAGGGTGAACGTGTAATGATACAACATCATGTACTTAACATAATGGTCGTTATCATACATCTTACTGCGAACTCGTCGCAACATTTCTGCAAGGTTTCGAGCGCGTCAGCTAGGGAAACCAACACAATCCCACCATGTACTATGCCGTCCGCTACCGGTCCTTGTACTTATACACACCGAATAGATAACAACGGGGTTAAAATTGCCGACCGTGCAAGTAACCTCTTATATGTATGTAAGTATATATATAGCAACTTCACACATATATACACTTATAGACCAGTAGTTATCTATTCGGTCATCTATCTTTCTACACATAAGAGCAAACCGGATCAGAAAGTCGCGGTTAACGCCTCATT